TATAGGTCTTGGTGCTGGATTAGTTATTAAAGGAATTGTTAATGCTGGAATGCAAATTGAAGAATTAGGAGTTCAATTAGAAGCATTATTTGGTAGTGCAAGAAAAGGTAAAGCCGCATTAGATACAGTTACTAAATTTGCAAAAACAACTCCTTTTGAATTATCTAATATTCAACAAGGTGTAACAGCTTTAGCAACTGTTGCAGAAAAAGCAGAATCTCTTGGAATATCATTTGAAGAACTTTTAAAAATTACTGGTAATACAGCAGTTCAATTAGGTGGAGATTTTGCGTTAGCTTCACAACAAATACAAAGATCATTTAGTGCTGGTATAGGTTCAGCAGATTTATTTAGAGATAGAGCAGTAACAGCTATGGCTGGTTTTGAAGCTGGAGTTAAAACAAGTGTAGATGAATCTATTAAAGGATTAGCAAAAGCATTTGGAACTGGTGGTAAGTTTGGAGAACTAACAAACAAACTAGCTAATACTTTAAAAGGAACTATATCAAACTTAAAAGATGCTTTTTTTACAATACAAACAGAAATAGCGGCTGGATTCTTTGATGAACTAAAAGCACAATTAGGAGATTTAAAAAAATTTACAGAAACAAATGATCAAGCAATTAGAAGATTAAGTAAAGAAATGGGAGAAAATCTTGCTGTTGCTATTTTAAAATTATCTAATGGAATAAAAATATTAACAGCAAACTTTAGAGAATTACAAAGTGTTCTTGGAATATTATTAGTTGCTATGGGTGGTTTTGTAAAAATTGTAGCTGGTGTGGCTTTAGTAGTAGATGATATTAATAGAAGAATAGAAAAATTAGCTGGAGTTACTAAAAAGGCAAAAGAAGAAGCACAAAGTTTATCAGATATACTTTCAGGTGCAGATGCTAATGAGGGTTTTGTAGAACCTTTAGAATCAGCTTTACAAATTATACATGATTTTGAACATGAATTATCTGTTGCTGTACCTAGTGCAACAGAAAAAGCTATATCTAAATTTAGAGAATTAAATAGTGGAAGTTTAAAAACATTAGAAGATAAAATGAAAAATATAAGAATGACTATTGCAGAGGGTATTAATAGTGGTATTACAAAAATGTCTGAATCATTATCAAGAGCAATAGTATTTGGAGAAAAACTATCTGATACTTTTAGAGCAATGGCACAACAATTTTTAGTTAAAATTATTTCACACTTAATAGAAATAGTTGCAAGAAAAGGTGTAGAACTTGCTATTGAAAAATTAATTACAAGAGAAAAACAAAAACAAGCTGCTTTAGGTGGTGGTGGTTCTTTATTCGGTATGGCTAAATCATTTTTAGGTTTTGCATCAGGTGGTGCAGTAGCAAGTGGTAAACCAATAGTAGTAGGAGAAAGAGGGCCAGAATTATTTGTACCAAACTCAACAGGACAAATTACTCAAAATGCTAGAGGTGGTTCAGGTGGTGGAAGTACAACAGTTAATTTTAATATTAATACAGTAGATGCTAGAGGATTTGATGAACTACTAACTCAAAGCAGAGGAACTATAACTCAATTAATTAATCAAGCTGTAAATGAGAGAGGTGCGAAAAGTATAATATAATGTCAGGTGCTTTCCCTATATCAACTGCTAAATTTGGAACTTTAGGAATAAAGTCTATTCAAAATACTATTATATCTAAATCAGTATCAGGTAAAAGATTAGTTAGACAAATAGATAACCAAAGATTTGCTTTTACTGTTCAAATTATTACTGGAACTAGATCAAGCACTTATGGAGAGTTAATGGCTTTTATAATGAAACAAAGAGGTCAAAAAGAAACCTTTACAATTATCCCACCAGAACTTGAAGATGCTAGAGGTAATGAATCTAATACAGTTTTAGTTAATGGAGTTCACGCAGTTGGAGATACAACTATTGCTATGGACGGACATCACAACGACAATCCACACGCATTTAAAGCTGGAGATTTTTTAAAGTTTGCAAGTCATTCTAAAGTTTATATGGTTGTAGCAGATGTTCAGGCATCTAGTAATGCTTCAACAGTAACAATAGAACCACCTTTACTTGTAGCACTAGCAAATGATTCAGTAGTTACTTATGATAATGTTCCTTTTACAGTTTCTTTAACAACAGACATTCAAGAGTTTGGAGTATCAGGTGCAGATAAACAGGGCAAATTATATTACGAATATCAATTTGATGTTGAAGAAGCATTGTAGATGAAATATAAAGTTAAGTATTGGATAAGTGTTGATTTTTTAGCTGAAGAAATAATAGATGCTGATGATTTTAATTCTCAATCCTTTAATCAGGGTAAGTATAGCGAACCATCTAAAAATGCTAGTTATATGGTCAATGATGCAATAAAAATTAACAGACGAACATTTGAGGAATATGACGAGAAGCCTAACGACAGCATTAAAGAACGAACTAGCAACAAATGATATTAGACCATTCCATCTTATCACACTTGGCTTTGGTACTCCTGTCAATATTACTGATTGCTCATTTCCATTAACTTCTTCTATATCAGGTGGTTCAGTTACTTATTCTGCAAGTGATTTTGTATTAGGTTTTTCTAATTTTACTGAACAAGCAGATGTAACTAAATCAAGTTTAACAATATCTTTATCAGGTGCAGACCAAACATTTATATCAACTTGTTTAAATGAAAATGTAGTTAATGATGCTGTAACTATTTTTAGAGGTTTATTAGCAGATGATAATTCTATTATTGCAGACCCTTTTCTTTTATATGCTGGAAACATAGAAAGTTTTAGTGTCAATGAATCTGAAACAGATAGTGTAGTTAATTTAGCAATAGTATCACATTGGGCTGACTTTGATAAAAAGAATGGTCGTAAAACAAACAACACATCACAACAAAGATTCTTTAGTACAGATGTTGGAATGAACTTTAGTTCACAAACAGTACAAGATGTTAAATGGGGTAGAGAATAATGGGGTTTGGTAGTTTTTTTAGAGCTGCAGTAAGTATTGCAACTAGAGTATTAAAAGTAAATCCTATTGTTTCATTAGTTATTAGTGTTGCGATAGCTTGGGTTATGCGACCCAAAGTTCCTGAACAACCTGATTTTGGAACTAATGATTTTGATAATTACGAAAAAGGTATCTTATTAAACAAACAATCTAATGACGCAAATATTCCTGTAATTTATGGAACTAGAATGATTGGTGGTACTAGAGTCTTTATGGAAACATCAGGAACAGATAACACCTATTTATATATGGCATTAGTCTTATCAGAGGGAGAAATAAATAATATTACAGAAATAAGAGTTGATGATAAAGTTGTTACATTTGCATCTAGTTTTTCAGATGGAACAGAAGTAGAAGTAGGAAGTGGAGATAGTAATTTTTATAAAGACTCGACAAGTTTAATTAGAGTAGAACCTCATTATGGAACAGATGGTCAATCAGCATCATCTTTATTATCAACATTATCATCATGGGGAAGTAACCACAAACTATCTGGTCTTTCTTATTTAGCTTTACGATTTAAATGGAACGCAGACGCATTTACAGGTATCCCAAAAGTTCAAACAATAGTTCAAGGAAAAAAAGTAGTAGCTTATAATTCTAGTTCAGTTGCACAAACTGCGGCACATTCTGATAACCCATCTTGGTGCTTATTAGATTATTTAACAAACGAAAGATATGGAAAAGGCATAGCCATAGCAAATATTGACATACCAAGTTTTTATACTGCTTCAACAATATGTGATACAGATGTTACTCCTTATGGTTCTGCAAGTGCTATTGATGTTATGGATTGTAACGCAATTATAGATACATCAAGCCCAGTTATAGACAATGTTAGAGAATTTTTAAAAGGTTGTAGAGGTTATCTTCCTTATGTTGGTGGTAAATATAAATTAGTAGTAGAAACAACAGGGTCATCTTCAATTACAATTACAGAAGATGATATAGTGGGTGGTTATACTTTATCAAGTCCAACAAAAAATTCTAAATACAATAGAGTTATATGTTCATTTGTAGACCCTGATAGAAACTATCAAGTTAATGAAGTTCAATTTCCACCAATAGATGATTCAGGATTAGATGTTGCAGATCGCCACGCAACTATGAAAGCAGTTGATGGTGGTTTTTTACTAGAGGGAAGATTTGATTTAAAAACAATCACATCTCCATATCAAGCAGAAGAATTAGCAGAAGTTATATTAAGAAGATCAAGAGAAGCATTAGGTTTAACTATTAATGTTAGCTTTAGTGCTTATGATTTAGCAATAGGAGATATAGTAGGAGTAACACATTCTTCATTAGGTTTTTCAAATAAACAATTTAGAGTATTAGGAATTAATTTTAATCCTGATTTTACATTAGGTTTAGACTTAATGGAACACCAAGACGCACATTATACATGGGCAACTAAAACACAAGTAGCATCTACACCATCAACTAATTTACCAAACCCTTTTATTGTTCAACCACCAGCTAGTGTTACTTTAACAGATACATTAGTAGAATATAATGATGGAACTGTAATTGTAGCTTTAGATGTAGCAGTAGGTGCTTCTCCTGATAGTTTTGTTGATTATTACCAAGTAGAATACAAATTAAGCACAGATTCAGATTTTATAATTTATGCACAAGGTTCAGGATTAAATCATAGAGTCTTAAATGTAATTGACCAGAAGATTTATAATGTAAGAGTTAAAGCTGTATCATCTCTTGGTGTATCATCAACTTATGTAACAGAAACTAGAACCATTGTAGGTGCTATTGAACCACCAAGTGATGTAACAGATTTTTCTTGTAATATTTTAGGTCAAGAAGCACATTTATCTTGGACACAAATACCAGATTTGGATTTAGCTTTTTATCAAATTAGATATTCAACATTAACAGATGGAACTGGAGAATGGGCAAACTCTGTATCTTTAATAGAAAAAGTATCAAGACCAGCTA